TTCGTAGACAACTATGCAGCTGACGGTACTAAGGTACTTGTTGGTTACAAGGGTTCAAGCGAAACTGATGCTCCAGCATTCTACTGCCCATACATTCCATTAATGAGCACAGGCCCAGTAATGGATCCAAGCACATTTGAGCCAGTAGTTAGCTTTATGACACGTTATGGTTATAAGGAACTAACAAATACTGCTTCATCACTTGGTAACGCAGCAGACTACGTTGATGCAATCACACTTGCCAACGTATCATTCCAGTAAGATTAACCCTTAACGGAAAAAAGAAGGCCCTCGTTGGAAACAGCGGGGGCTTTTTTTTGACTAAATATTTTTATGTATAAAATGCTGCTTCTTGAGCATCCTGAAAATAATCATTACTTTACTAATGGCTTTTCTAATGCAGATTTAAAACTTTTAAGTTTTAAACATCTGTACGGTAAGCATATGCTTAATGATAATCATTTTCCGTTTGAAACAACAATGGTTCCAACATCGCAGTATGTTTTTCCAATACGATCAGACAAATTGGGGTTTTTTGCAGGAGAAACTACTCTTAAAGAATTACTAACAGACTTTTCTTTTAATATACCTGATTATGTAATTAATGATGTTAAAGAAAACCGCTGTAAAATTCTTATTGATAATAGCATTGAAAGCTATGATGTCGTTGTAACAGACGACATGTCTATTATTAAAGAAATCATTATTAACACTATTAAGAAATATGACCTTAAGAAAACTGATGTTATTTTATTAACAGCAAATTTTAGAACTTGGTTAAGTAATGATTTTCTCGTAGCAGTTAAAAATTGGGGAGATACTAGGATTACACCTTGCGACAGCAATTTTTTTAATCTACAGAAAAATCTAATATTATCAAAAGCTGAACGATCTAAAAAAATACTTACTTTTATGCGTAAAGAAAGATCGTTTAGATTTCACTTTGCTAAATTTATATATGATAACAATTTAAAAGAAGATAATATTGTTACTTTTGGTAAAAATGTATCACCTTATTATTGGGATAATAATTCAAAACAATTTTCAGCTGACTTTATTGATTCACTGCCCTGGGAATATGATATTGATTTAAAAAACAATAAAGACTTTGATCTTCTTTTAGCTCGAGGCGACGCTGAAGTTAATGCTTACCTTGAGACATACATTAATTATGCTGTTGAAAGAAGCATTACATATTTAGAATACGAATTGGATATTTCAGAGAAAAGTTTTAAGCCTATAGCGTTTTTACAGCCGTTCGTTATATTTGGGCAACCAGGAAGTTTAGTGTTTTTTAAAGATTTAGGATTTAAGACCTTTGATCGCTGGTGGGACGAAAGCTATGACAGTATCAAAGACGAAGCAATTAGATTTAGAGCAATAGCTAATCTATACAAGCGATTAACTCGTATGTCTAAACAGCAACTTGCAGAAATTATGTATGAAGCATGGCCTGTTATAGAACACAACTACTATAACTATTGTGATTATATCAAAACTGGAAAAAGCGACCAAAATCTACTTAAAATAATTAAAGAAAGTTTTGATAAATAGTTACAATAGACTTAATTCTGGTAGGGACTTCTAAATGTCAACAACAAAGCGTACTGTTATCAAAGCTGACGAAGAGCTGGTTATCAAAGGCAAACTTACCATTGAAGGTAACGTTACTCAGCTTGAGCAAACAAATGTTATTACTGTTACAAATTTAGCAGGTAATACCTTTACTGTTAATAGTGTTGACCCCGGAAATCCAGCAGCTAGTAACACTACAGCAATATTAAGTCTCAACAGCTTTAATACTCAGGCTAATCTTTCTTATAGCAATACCACAGGCAAACTAGTAATTAGTGTACCATTACAGGTTGCTGCTAATTCAAATATTGAAACTACTGGTAATATTATAGCAGGGTGGTTCCACGGTGATGGCAGTAACATCACAGGATTATCAACAACAATAGTATCCGAAGGTACAAATCTATATTTTACAAATGCTCGTGTTAGAGCTGCTATTACGCATGTAGATGCCGGCGGCGATGGCAGCTTTAGTTATAACGCTTCAACAGGAGTGTTTACATACACTGGTCCAAGTGCTAGCGAAACTCGCGCACATTTTAGTGCCACTGACGGACTTGTTTATAATAGTACCACAGGTGTATTTACTTTAGATAGTGTTGCAGCCGGTAATGGTTTAGTTTATTCAAACGGCGTATTTCATGTAGGCGCCGGTGACGGTATTACTATAGGACTTAATGATGTTGGTGTAGATGGCACAGTTGTTCGCACGAGCGGCAATCAAGATATATACGGCGTCAAAAAGTTTGAAAACGGTATAGTATTAGCTGCTAATATTAATATTGTACCTGAAACAAATAATACTTCTTCAATTGGTAACAGTACAAATTGGATTAAAGAAGTATATGCAAACGTTATTCATGTTTCACACTTAAACATTGGCGCCGATGCTAACTTAGAAGATGTACATACAACATTCTATCCCGGCACAGCCGCTAATGCATTAGTTACAAGAACCTCTGATGGTTTAACATTTACGCATAATACAACCGGCGCATATTATAAAATTAATGTTGGCGACGGATTACAAGTTGACGGTAACGGTAATCTTGCAGTTAATAATACTGTAATTAGAACTTCTGGTGATCAAAGTATCGCAGGCAATATTACACTTACAGGTAATCTTGCTATTACAGGTAACTTAGATGTTACTGCAAATATTAATAGTTTAAATGTTGTTGATTTAAATGTTCAAGACACTCAAATTATTCTTAATGCTAATGCCGGTTCAGGTGCAAATAGTAATATAGCAGTTAATAGAGGTAGTGATCCTACAGTATACATTAAGTGGAATGAAAGTAATGACACTTGGATGTTTACAAATAACGGCGTTGCAGAATATCCAATACCTGTTAGCACAGATGACTTAGATGAAGGTAATAATAATCTTTATTACACTACTGATCGTGCTAATAGTGCAATAGATGATTATCTTGTAGGCGGGAATGGTTTAACATATTCAACTGGGAACATCAGTGTAGGCGCAGGTGATGGCATTGTTGTAAATGCTGATAACGTTTCAGTAGACGCAACAGTGGTTCGTACTAGTGGTGATCAAACCATTAGCGGCACCAAACATTTTACTGGAGAATTAGTAATACCGTCAACAATGCCCACTAGCAATAACTCACTTTATGTTAATGCAGGCAATTCAGCAGTTTTTGCTTATGTAAATGGTGTGCATGTTCAGCTAACGGCTGATAGTGATGTTGGACAAGTTGAAGATGTTGGTAACACTGGTATCAATGTTTATGCAGGTTCTAGACAGCAGATACTTGGAAATGCTAACGTATTCTTTCACGGTATTAAAAGTATTGATGCAGGAACATATTTAAATATTTCTGAAGCAAGCAATGTTATTACCATGTCTGGTAATATCACTGCAATTAAAAACGAATTTAGTGTTTCAAACCTAAGTGGCTTTGGAAATCTAAGTTATGCAAACGGCGTTATTAGTTATACTGGTGCAAGCAATGCTGATGTTAGAGGATTGTTTAGTGGTACAGGTCTAATTAATGTTAACCCTAGCACAGGTGTTATCAGTACCACCGCAGACAATTACGGTAATTGGAGTGTTCAAACAGATAGTGGTGCCGGCGCAAAAACAGCAGTCAGTAGCGGGCATACACTAACACTTCAGGGTACTTCTGGAATCGTTGTTACAAATTCTGGTAATACTGTTTCTATTGCAATGGCTGTTGCTAATGCTGATATTACAGGTGTAACAGCTGGTGCAGGCCTAACAGGCGGCGGAACATCAGGTACAGTTACATTAGATGTTGGTGCTGGTGCATACATGATTGTAAATGCTGATAATATATCAGCAAATGCAGCCAGTGTTGCTACTGCAAACGTTCTTGTTGCTAGAGATGCAAATGCAAACGTCTCAGCTAATAACTTTGTTGGTACAACTGCAAACGTAGATTTGGTTGCAGGTAATAATACATTAAGACTTGACACAACCGGTCAAACAACTATACCTGGCAATGTAATTCCAAATGCTAACGGTGTGTACAGCTTAGGTAGCCCAACGGCTCGTTGGAAAGACTTGTATGTAACATCAGCTTCTATCTACATTGGCGATGAAGCACTGTCTGTTAACGAAGATGGTAACATTTTATTTGGTAATGATCAATTAGTCACATCGCAGCAAGTAACTGGCGGTCTTGGACTAGTAGTTTCAAATGCCTCTCTGTCAGTAGGACAAGGTAACGGTATTATAGTTACATCTGAATCTGTATCTGTTAATGCAGGTAACGGTTTAATTATTGCTGCTGATACGGCTTACCCTGTTGTTACAGGTAACTTTAGTCCAAATGTAAGTTTAGAATATTATGCTAATAGCTCTGAAACAGGTAACGTATTAATATTTGAATATGCAACACCTGCACTACTTGGATTCCAAACAATAAACTCTGGTAATAGTTCATTAGCAACGGATTCTATTATTACTATTCCAACAGGTTATAACAGAGCTAACATTTCTGCAAGATTGGATCTAAGTGTTGTAGAAACAAGCGATCCTCAAACATTCTCAGCAAATGCTTATATTGTTAAAAATGGTGACATTGAAAATGTATTACAGTCTAATACAGTTACATTTAATAATGTTACAACAAATTCAAATATTCATCTAAGTCTTACAAACATTGATGTAAGCCCAACAGATGAAATTACTGTTAGATACGCATTTAGTGTTGTAGGCAATGCTAATACTGCGGTGGGTAATATTACAGTTGCAAATACATCTGTAACAAGTATTACACTTTCAAATACTGGTAATGTTGAAGTTGGCGCCGGCGCTGGTATTGTTGTTAACGCTGATAATGTTGCAATCAATACTTCTTATGTAAGAGGCTTAGTAAGTGCAACCGATGCAGGCGGCGATGGCAGCTTTAGTTATAACAGCTCAACTGGTGTGTTTACATACACTGGCCCAAGTCAAGCAGAAGCAAATTCTCGCATTGATGCATATCTAGTAGGCGGTAGCGGATTAGTATACAGCGCCGGTACATTTGAAGTTGGCGCAGGCCAGGGTATTACTGTTGGCGCTAACGATGTAGCAGTTAATTTATCTGACACTAATGTCTTTACATCTACTAACACCGCAAGTAAAGCAGTAGTTCGCGACACCAACGGCAGTTTTGCCGCAAACGTTATTACAGCAACAGCTACCAGCGCACGCTATGCTGACTTGGCAGAAAACTATCAAGGTGATGCAGATTATCTACCTGGCACAGTTCTTGTATTTGGCGGTAACGCAGAAGTTACTATAGCAGTAACACACGAATCAACAAGAGTAGCAGGTGTAGTAACTACAAACCCTGCTCACGTTATGAACAGTGAATTAACAGGACCAACAGTTGCATGTATTGCACTTCGCGGCCGCGTTCCAGTAAAGGTTAAAGGAATTGTTCGTAAGGGCGATGTACTTGTTACCGCTGGTGAAGGACACAATGGTTATGCTGTAGCTGCACTTAATCCTCGCAGCGTACCAGCCGCAGCCATTGTTGGTAAAGCAATCACTGACAAGTTAGACAACGGCCTAGGCGAAGTTGAAGCACTAATTTAATTAGAGCGTTGCCCTATCAATTCTGCGTATAGCTCTGTGCCTAAAGAAAGAGGTATAGAAATTACCTGTTTGAACAGGACTATAAATGCCGCCAGCAGCTTCCCATGCCCATTGATACCATGCTGAACCTATTTTTCTTGTAGTCGAAGACCACATGCCTGTGGTGATTGAATTATCGCCGCCGTTGTTTGGCGCATTTAATGCTTGAGCACCACCAGTTTGAAATAATGCGGCAGTAGTTGTGCTTGGGTGTAGATTATTAACAATTACTGTTAGTTCGTCAATACTGGGTATATACCAACCAGTGAAACCATTAATTCTAAATAAACTAGTTGGATGTCTAAGTTCCCAGTACACTGAATTTTTGTTTACTGATGTACTCCAGCCGCTCGACCCGCCAAAAAAACTAGGATTTGCATAATAACTGCTGGCATTTAGACCGTCACTATTGCTGGTGTAAATATCACCTTTAGTGCCACCGCCTAAGCCATTTGATCGTTTTGCATATTGTCCTGTATTTGTGCCAATCTGCGAAGATCCGCTAATAGGAGCAATAATTAGCGCATATGTAACACTACCTGAGGTATAATTTCCAGCAAAGTATCCACCGCCATATGGCTCACCTATTGTTGTTAATAATGGTGCAGGTGCAGCAGAAACTGTGGCTCCGGATCCAACAAATCTACCGCCAACTAATCTAGTCCCTTGAATTATCATACAGTTATTTATCGCAATAGATAAATAGTTTTAACGGATAGACTAAAACGCAAGTTTTAGACAGGTGCATTGCACTTGACTGACCGGAGAAGAGATGGCTATTTTTGGTAACTTTAAAGGTACCACTCAGACTGATTTTAAAATCGGAAAGAGAGGTCCTACATTATTCACTTCCCCACGCGACGGATCGTCGTATACCCTCGCCGGTCAATTAGAAGGCGATTATTGGATTGACCCGGGCAATTCTACAATTAATGTATATACAACTGAACTAGTAAACGGCAATATTGTAGCTGATTGGCGCAGTATAGGTTCTTATCTAAGTGATTTAAATGTTGATAACGGCACATTATTTGTTGACAGTTCTAACGATACAGTAAGTATTGGTTCTACAAGCTCAAACGAAAAACTATTCGTTAACGGTAGCTTACGACTAGGCACTAACCCATCCATCAAATACTCCGGCGCATATTTAGATCTTAAACATGCCAATGGCACAGGCACAGTAGTTCGTGTTAGAGATAATACTGGAAATAACAATCCGGTGTTTAAGATTTACGGATCAAACAATACTAACGAAGTTTTCAAAGTTGAAGGCACAAACGTTACTATTGCAAATTCTTATATTTTACCTACCGAAGACGGTACCAACGGCCAAGTAATTACCACAGACGGTAATGGTGTTTTAACATTTGGCAACATAGCAGTATCCACTACCGCAGCAGGGTCTAACGGTCAAATTCAATTTAATGAATCAGGTACTCTTGCAGCTAATGCTAGTTTAACATATGATAGTGCAAACTATGTTTTACAGACTGGTGTTGTTAGAGGTATTCTATTTGAACAAATAACAGAATATGGCGACATGATCGCCCCAGTAGTTTTAGGCTATAATTATGGCTCGATAACTAACAGTACTACATCAATTGGTTCCTACGGCTATATGTCGGCTACAGTTGGCGAAGTTTCACAATCTTTTACAGTTGGGACTTTACCAAATCCTAGTGTGCCAGGACAAATGATTTTTGTTAGCAATGAGTCTGGCGGCGCAACAATGGCATTCAGCGACGGAACAAATTGGCGTAGAGTTCAAGACAGAGCAATTGTAAGTTAACACAGAGGACACACATGGCTAGACCCAAGAAAACAAATTCAAAAGAAAAAATACTTAAAGAATCTGTTGAATTAGAAACATTAGTATTACAGGAAATTCCACCTGTAAAAACTGAAGCTATAGACATTGATATAGACGCATTGGTTGATAATATAACTAATACAGTTACAGAAAAATTAAAAAAAGAATTTGAAGATAAATTTAATTCAGCTGTTGCAACATTAAGTAAATCTACAGAGAGTCGCCGCGACCGTGTAGTTGTTACAGGTGAAAAACAATATTTCATTGATGCTACATCAGATGGGCTACAATTCAGTAAAGATAACGATGTAGTACTTTTAGTTGGTAAAAACGGACAGTTAGCTACAGGAACCAAAGCACCTAAAACTGTAGGCAAAGGATCTGTTCATTTTAAAGCTGGTGCATCTAGCGAAGCAGTTATACCTTCAAACAACTTAGGTTCAACCCGCGGTCTAATTGTTGAAGGCGATGGCGATGATGAAAAGACATTTGTACTTCGCGCAGTAAGCAGAATGAATCGCCAAGGTTTTAACGTATTCAGCGATGGTAGTGTAGCATTAGGTAGTATGCAAAAAATTAATAATGCATCTTTTAGTGTATATCATCGTCATCCTGTTGATGATGCGATGTCAGTAAAAGTACCAAGTTTACAATTTGAAGATAATGCTATTAACATAGATGTTGATGCAGCACCTAGCGGTATTTGGGCAGCAATATCAGCTAAATCAGGCAACGAAAATATTTTTAAAGTCAGCGGCACAGGCTCAACCTATTCAGCTGGAGAATTTAATTCAAACTTTAGAGGTTATGCTGAAATGTTTGAATGGGCTGATAGAAATAATCGTAATGAAGAGCGAGTAGGTTTTACTGTAGCATTTGATTCTACAGGAAAAATTATTAGTGCCGATGAAGGTGATACTGTTGTGGGTGTTGTTGTTAACAATGCTGCAATTATTGGTAATACTGCATGGAATCATTGGCATACTAAAAAGCAAAAAGATTTTCTAAACAATTATGAAACTAGCGAATTTAATATTATAGAATGGCTAGAAATGGAAACATCTTTACTAAAAAGTTTTGATAAAACTACATTGTCTAGTAATTTTATTATGCCGGAGAATGCAACCGAAATACAAAGCGACAGTAAAGGTAATCAATTTTTTAAAATTAAGAATAGCGCAGGTTATGATTTAAACAAAGAATATTCTTCTAGAGAATTGCGCTCATCGTGGGCAAAGGTTTGTGTATTAGGTGTTGCACCTGTTTATAAAGGACAGCAAACCGGTAAGAATTGGGTTAAAATAAAAAGTTTAAATGATGAATTAGAATTATGGCTAATTCGTTAAAAATGATAAATATAAACATATAATTTAGGGGTTTTTGAGATGGCAACAGCAATTCAGAGACGTGGTGGTACTACTGCTGAACACGCAAACTTTACAGGTTTAGCAAGGGAAATCACGATTGATACAGATAAGAATACAGTTGTGGTTCATGACGGTACTACTGCTGGCGGACATCCTTTGGCTACCGCAGCAGACCTTGCTAACATTTCAGGTACAGTAGGCAACATTGTAGCTGACATTACTAGTGTTATAGCAGGTAATGGTTTATCAGGTGGTGCAAACTCCGGCGACGCTAACTTAAACGTTGGCGCAGGTGATGGTATTACTGTAAACGCAGATAATGTTGCTGTAAATGTTGCGTTTGTTAGGAATCAGTTTAGTGCATCTTCACCCCTATCATATGATGCTGTAACCGGCGCTTTTAGCATTACTGAAGTTGGCGATATTAGTGCAGTAACAGCAGGCAATGGTTTAACAGGTGGCGGCTCATCAGGAGCAGTCACACTAGATATTGGTTCGGGTTACGGTATTACTGTTTCTTCAGATGCAGTTGCAGTTAGTAACGTTGATGTTCGAGCATTGTTTAGTGCAGCAGGCGACCTAAGTTATAACGCCTCAACAGGTGTGTTTAGTTTTACAAATGATGCAGGTGATATCGAATCAGTTACCGCAGGTGACGGTCTAAGTGGCGGCGGAGCAAGCGGCGCAGTAACAATCAATGTTGTTGCTGGTCCCGGTATCGATGTTGGTGCTGATAACGTTGCAGTTAATACAGCCTTTATCAAAGGTATGTTTAGCGCAACTGACACGGGCGGTGATGGCAGCTTCAGCTACAGCAACGGCGTATTTACATATACCGGCCCAAGTCAAGCAGAAGCTAACGCTAGAATGGATGCATATCTAGTAGGTGGCGGCGGCCTAACATATACTAGCGGCACTTTTGCAGTTGGCGCAGGTACAGGTATTACTGTTAATGCTGATGATGTAGCAGTTAATGCATCATATATTAAGAGCTTGTTTAGCGCAACTGATTCAGGCGGCGACGGGTCGTTCTCATATAACGACGGCGTATTTACATACACTGGTCCAAGTCAAGCAGAAGCAAACTCACGTATTGATGCACGTCTAAGTGGCGGCACAGGTGTTTCTTATACATCAGGTGTTATTGCAATTGGTCAAGCAGTTGCTACAACTAGCAACGTTACATTTAATAATATTAATGCATCAGGTACAGTAACCATTGATGGTAACCTAGTTGTAAATGGCAATACTACAACAATTAGCGCAACTAACTTAGCAATTGATGATAACCTAATTTACTTAAATTCTAATAGTACAATTACAAATCCAGATCTGGGCTTTGTTGGTAACTATAACGACGGCACATATGCACACACTGGTGTGTTCCGTGATGCTACCGACGGCCGCTGGAAATTCTTTAAAGGATATGTTCCAGAGCCTGGTCAAACAATTGATACTTCAAATAATACTTTCCAGTATGCTGATGTACAAGCCAACGTATTCTACGGCACATTCGTAGGTAATATTACAGGTAATATTAGCACACTTGGTAACTTTACTACTACAGATTTAGCAGAAGGTACAAATTTATATTTTACCGCAGCAAGAGCCCGCGGCAACATCAGTGTTACTGATTCAGGCGGTGATGGTTCACTCAGTTACGATAACAGTACTGGTGTAATCACATATACTGGCCCAAGTCAAGCAGAAGCAAACTCACGCATTGATGCACGTTTAAGTGGCACAAATGGTGTTAGCTACAGTAGTGGTGTAATCAGTCTAGCTAGCTCAACAGCAGGTTCAGGTTTAACATTTGCATCAGGTGTATTAGCAGTTGGTGCAGGTACAGGTATTACTGTAAATGCTGACGATGTTGCACTAAGTGCATCAGGCGTAGCAGCAGGAACATATGGTAATGCTACAGCAGTAAGCCAAGTAGTAGTTGATACTTATGGTCGCGTTACTAGCGCAAGTAACATTGCTATTACTCCAGCAGTAGGCTCTATTACTGGTTTAGGTACAGGTGTTGCAACATTCTTAGCAACACCTTCAAGTGCTAACCTAGCAGGTGCAGTTACAGACGAAACAGGCTCGGGTGCATTAGTATTTGCTAACAGCCCATCCCTAACAACACCAACATTGGGTGTGGCAAGTGCTACAAGCATTAACAAGGTTGCATTTACTGCTCCAGCAACTGGTGCAACACTAACACTAGCTGATGGTAGCACACTAGCAACCAACGGTGCGTTTGCACTAACATTGACAACTACAGGTGCAAGTAATGTTACACTACCAACTAGTGGAACATTAGCAACACTAGCTGGTACTGAAACACTAACCAACAAAACAATTAACGGTGCAAACAACACACTAACTGTTCGCATTGCTAACGATGTAAGTGGGTTAGGCACAGGTGTTGCAACTGCACTAGCAGTTAACACCGGCACAGCAGGTGCATTTGTTGTTAATGGCGGCGCATTAGGCACACCAAGCAGCGGTACATTAACTAACTGCACCGGCTTACCACTAGGGTCTGTCACAGGCCTAGGCACAGGCGTAGCAACATTCTTAGCAACACCTTCAAGTGCTAACCTAGCAAGTGCGGTTACAGATGAAACTGGCTCCGGCGCATTAGTATTTGGCACAAGTCCAACCTTTACTACACAAATCAGTGTTCCTGTGATTGTTAAGACTGGTACTGACGGTGTTGGTGATATCGGACAGAGTGCTAATAAGTTTGCTACTGTTTATGCAACTACATTTAGCGGTACATCCACAACAGCAAAATACGCTGACTTGGCAGAAAAGTATTCAGCAGACGCAGATTACGAACCAGGTACAGTTCTACACTTTGGTGGTGAAGCAGAAGTTACACTATGCGACTCAGATATGTGCCGCAAGGTAGCAGGCGTTGTAACAACAGCACCAGCTCACTTGATGAACAGTGAACTAGAAGGCACAGCGGCAGCTATTGCGCTACAAGGTCGCGTACCTTGTAAGGTAGTAGGTCCAGTTGCTAAGGGTGACATGATGGTATCCGCAGGCAACGGTCGTGCTCGCGCAGAAGCAAACCCAGTAATGGGCTCTGTAATTGGTAAGTCACTAGAAAACTTTGATGGCGGCGAAGGCGTTATCGAAGTAGCAGTTGGTAGACTATAATTTAATTTAAAATTAAACATTAAAAGGCTAGGTAACTAGCCTTTTTTTGTGGCTTTTGTTTGTATAGTAATATAATGATTATTAGTCTTAAGTATAAATAATAGCGTAAGTACACATACAATTAACACACACCTTAAAAACAAATACTAACACAAAGGTGGTGTCCCCATGGAACAGATTTTTCAGCTTATCGGTGAGGTAGGGTTCCCTATTGCCGGATCGTTGATTGCTGGCTATTTTATCTTTCTTAGCGTTAGTTACATTTTACAAGGTGTGACTAAACAGGTATTGGGTTTAAAAGGTATTATTACTGCATTAGATAATCGTGTCAAAACTATGAATAATGACATTATTCGCGTTGATATGACTATAAGCAATGTTATAGGACTTAAACCTGATATTGACCGTATTGCGAGAGCAGACGGTAAGGTAGACGCAAGGAGAGATTAAAATGTTGTTTGTAGATTATGTGTTTTCATTAGTTGGCGATAATATTTTAATGGATGCTGAGTTAACACCTCAGCACATTAAAGTAAAAGACGGCGACAAGTTTGAAGTAGTGATTAATAATAATCAAATTCTATTTAGAAAGATAATCCAAGAGGTATCTTTAAATGGACGCGATTAATTTAACACAGCTATCGGAAGTTATAAGCAAATATGGTTTCCCTATAGTATCTAGTGTACTTTTGTTATATCTGGTATACTATATTTGGAAATACATTACAGAAAATATCACACCCACATTAATAGAAAGCAATGTGACTTTAGTTGCACTTATTGATAGAATTCGTATGCTGGATAACGATATTATTCGTTTACAGCAAAAACTTGATACTGTTATTGTGTTGAGAGATATTGAAGAAATAAGGGAATCAGCACATGGGAAGCCGACTAACAAAACTGAGAAAAATATTTGATTTTTCAAAGCTGAAAAAAATATTTAATCTGGGGAACAGACACATGAACATGAAATTAAAGATGGAAGTCTTAAAAGTATTTTTACTAGAGTTTGAATTATCTAGTGAAAAGAAACACAATGAGGAAGAAAAAAATGAGAGTAAAGAAGATCCTGCTCCTAAGCATCCTGGCGGCATTCAGTAGTGCGGCTTCGGCTTCCGAAATAGTTCATCAATTTAACAGCCCTGCTTTTAGTGGTATTGGATTCACACAACATGTGTTGAGCATCTATAATCAAGAACAGGCAGCAAAACAAAAAATTAAAGATGAAAAAGCTCAAGCAGAGGCAAAAGCAGAATTAAAATTAATGCAAGATCCAATCTATCGTTTCAAGCAAGCTCTTGAAAGTAGAATGTATCAAGAACTTGCAAAACAGATTACTGATAATTTGTTTGGCGAAGGTGGAGTAACCGAAGGGTTAATTAACTTCCCAACAGGCGGCAGTGTTGCATATAAAAAATTAGGCAATGAAATTGAACTTACAATTACAGATGCAAATGGTACTGTTACAGTTATTAAAGTTCCTGTAGCAACAGTAATTAATGCATCAGGTGGTGGCTAATATGAAAAAAATATCAATAGCATTACTAGCAAGTGTAAGTCTTGTATTGAGTGGATGTGCAAGTTATTCACAAATGGATAAGTTGTTTACTAAAACGCAATTTCAAGATGCAAAAATTGAACCCACAACGCTAGACCGTCCAGAGTTTGTGTTACCAAAGCCAGCTAACGGTCCTGTTGTGGTTGCAGTTTACAATTTCCTAGATAGGACCGGTCAGCGTAAGCCAAGTCCAATGGTTGCACAGTTAAGCAGCGCAGTTACACAAGGAGCTGAAACGTACTTAATGAAAGCACTTCAAGATGTGGGCGGCGGAGGCTGGTTTAAGGTTGTTGAACGTGTGGGCTTAGACAACTTAATGAAGGAACGTCAGATGATTCGTCAGATGAGAGAAATCTATGACGGGCAAAATGCAAAACCATTACCACCAATGTTGTTTGCAGGTATCTTAGTAGAAGGTGGTATCGTAGGTTATGATAGTAATATCATAACAGGCGGTAGCGGTATGCGTATACTAGGCATCGGACCACAAACACAGTATCAAGCAGACATGATTACAGTTAGTCTAAGAGTAGTAAGTGTTACAACTGGCGAAGTTTTAGTTAGTATCACAACTACAAAGACTGTATACAGTTACATGGATAAGTTAGGTGTACTACGATTTGTAGAAGCCGGTACTAAATCTATTGAAGCTGAAGTAGGTATGGGTGTAAATGAAAGCGCAAACAGAGCAACTAATATGGCTATTCAAGCCGCAGTAGTTGAAATGATTCGCGAAGGGCAGAGAAAAGGCTTCTGGGAGTATGATCCAAAATCTGTAGAGGAAATTGAACAAGCTCAAGCAGCTAAAAAGAAAGAAAAGAAAGTTGAGAAAAATCTCAAAGTAGATAATGTTTTTGAAAAAGGAGAGCTAAATGACTAAGACATTTATGGGCTTAATGTTAAGCCTCGCGATGGCGTTGGGCTCTACTGGTGCATATGCTCAAGCAACTAGCACAACCAATAAAGTTTTTATTGATCAAGTTGGTAGTAGCAACACAGTTACATTAACACAAACTGGTAGCGGCAATAACATTGGTGTAAGCGCCAGTGATTATGCAACTATCACCGGCAATAGCAATTCAGTAACAATGACCCAAACTGGCGATAACAATAAAGCCAATTATAAAATAACAGGTAATGGTAATACATATACTAGTGTAGTAACTGGTAATAGTAACGATATACTTGTAACTTGCGGTACTAGCAACGGTGCATGTACTGGTGTTACAATTGATCAAAACATTCAAGGTAATACAAACAAACTAGTAGAAACAATCTCAGGTAGTGCTATTAGCAGCAAGACCAAGATTGTTGGTGGTTTAAACGACCTAGCATACACATTAAGCAGCAGCAACGGTAAGTTAGATGTTGATATTGCTGGCGACAGCAACGTTATGCGTCATACACAAACTGGCGCCGCAGGTGTTAGCGGCCATGACCTAAAAGTAGTATTAACTGGTTCATTAAACCAAGTAACAACTACACAGGCAGGTACTATTGATACCACTGTGAACATTAAAATTAATGGTGGTAGTAACATCATCAATGTTACAACCAATAACTAATGTTTCGTTGGTTTAACACACTAGTTTTTGCGTGTTTGATTAGTTCAGTGCCAGCTTGGGCTGAGATTGGTAAAATCTCAACTCAGGTTGGCCCTGACTCTTCTATTCAACGAGGCAAACAAATTATTGCTGGTAAACCTAATACAGGTATTGTGTCTAATGATACTGTTAGTACTCGTAAGGGTACAACACTAAACATTAATTTTAAAGATAATACAAAAGTAAAAATTACCGAAAACAGTCGTTTAGTAATAGACGACTTTGTTTACGATCCAAAGAAAAGTGACGCTGGTAGATTAGCAATGAAGGTATCAATGGGTACTGTTCGTTATGCCAGCGGTCAGATTGCAAAAGTAAATCCTCAGCGTATTAATATTAAAACGCCTAGTGCTGCAATTGCAGTTAGAGGTACAGATTTTCACATGACCGTCGACGAAGCAGGCAGAAGTCTAGTAGTACTAGTGCCTAGCTGCCGTGACGAGAATGAAGTTATTCGCAGCGATGAAGAAAAATTAATTAATTGCCAAACCGGTAAAATTATAGTAGAAAATGCAGCAGGATCTGTAGAATTAACAGAACCATTCAGCGCCACATATGTGTCAAACTTTGATGCATCTCCGAGCGCAGCTATTATTTTAAAGCTAACAACAGTTGACCCTAGAATTAGTTTTGACAGTCAAGTTACTAATGATTTAATTATTAGTCCTCCTGAGGCAGTTCAGGAGCAAATGGCTAAAACTACAAAAGAAAATAATTTTGAGGAAGATGAAGAAGAAACGGTAACTAGAACCGCTAATGCAGACGCAGCTAAAAGCAAAAAAGAAGATTCTAAGGTAGTTGCTGTGACCACGTCTACTAGTACAAGCAAAACTTGTTCTGAGAAGATTATTTGCGTAGAAGTAAATCCATATGTAACTTTTTATAGAACTACTGATAGCGACCATTATGCTGAAGTAAGAGCAAGATTAAATTCTAATTTAACCTTAACTATAATTCATAACGGTGATGAGGGTAAGTTGGGTTGGGGACCTGCGCCTAACTCTGGTAATCAAGTAATTATTAGGCAGAGCAAATGAGAAAGATTTTAGCAGCACTATTGTTTTTCATAAGTGTGCCAGTAGCAGCACAAGAAGCTAACTTTGGTTTTGAAAATGGCAACTACACTAACTGGACTGTTAGTAATGGCAGCACCACAGTAAAGACTGGTGGTTGGAGCAGTAACGGCTCAGGCGCACAAGTAACAACAGGTATGAGTAACTACTGCCCGGGCGGCGGCAAATGTTGGACAGTTACCCCTTATGGCACATACATGATGTCTATCCAAGCTGGTGGTGGTTCTCCAACGTTTGATAGCTCAATGTCAACTCTTGGATTTACCAGTGCCGAAACAACATCAATTAAAAATACCATTTACCAGAATGGTAACATGTACCCAACAAACGCTTCTTATGCTAGACGCAGTGTAGTACTAGAAGCTGGCAAAACATATACCTATGCGTGGAACTACGTGAGTACAGACTATACTCCGTACAATGATGGGTCGATGGTGGTAGTTACTGGTCCTGCTGGTCCTGTTACAGTTAATGGTCAACAAAAATACGCACTACTAGGTTTTACTAATCCAGGAACCGGTAACTATTCAACTGGCAGCTATGGCTCAACAGGTTGGCAACAGATTGTTATTACAGTAAGTGTAACAGGCACTTACGACTTAGCATTTATATCTTTTAACTTAGGTGATACAGCACTAAGTCCAATTCTATTCATTGACGAAATTATAGGTGCTACCTTACTAAATGGCCAAACCTTTACATCAGTTCAACCAAACTCGGGAAGTACTGCCCCTCCACCACCTAGTGAACCAACCGTGCCAGAATATTGCTGCGGCGGCAGTGGTAGTTCGTTTAATGCCAGTACTGTTAATACAAATAAAGTTAACACATTCTCAAGTAGAACAGTAAAAGATTCTAAAGTTATTATTGAACAGATTGGTTCTAGTAATAGTATTACTATAACACAAAGTGGTACAAGAGAAAACTATTTCAAGTATTACAGCAGCGGCAATAACAATACTACAACTGCTACACAAAGTGGCACAAATAATTCTGTAACTAATTACATGGACTTAACAGTTAACGGTAGCAGTAATAGTTTAACACTAAGTCAAACTGGCACAGGCGGCGCAAAAGGAATCTTTGCTAGTGTGTCAAATAATAATAATACGCTAAATATCCTGCAAAAAGATGGTGGTAATCATTATCTGGATCTAGCATTAACCGGTGGTAGCAAATCTGTTACTGTCGTTCAAGAAGGAAGTGCAGGCCATATGGCTAAGATTGACTTGTCAGGCAACCCAACAAGTCTTAGCCTAACACAAGTTGGCGCTACACAAAACTTCTATTCAATAACTCACAGTTGTGCTACAGCAGGCGGCTGCGGCACAATTACAGTAACACAAGGACAATAACATGTTGAAGAAAATTTTACTAAGTCCATGGACTGCACTACTCACACTATTTTTAATTGTTGGACTAAGAGCAGTAGATCCTAGTTTTGTTGAAAGTGTACGTCTTAGATATTTTGACACACTTATTACCAGCAAAGCGCCTACTCCTAATAACATCTATACAGTTAACATAGATGAAGCTGCACTAGACAAGTATGGTCAGTGGCCCTTTCCACGTGATCAGTATGCAGGCATTGTAAAAGACCTTTATGATAGGGGTGCAGGCTTAGTAGTATTCAATGTGTTAATGGCAGAGCCCGATCGCTTCAAAGGCGACAAGGCCATGGAAGCAGCAATGCTACAGTATCCAGTTATACTACCAAATGTGCCATCGGACAAGTCAAAAAATAATCCTCGCGAAACTGGTGCCGCAATTATGGGACCAGAGTATTTAGACACTGTGATTCAATATCCAGGTATCATTGCTAACTTGCCCAACTATGAAGGACTAGCAATTGGCACAGGCACAGTTAATACACTACCAGAGATTGATGGCGTTAATCGCCGCGTACCATTAGTAGCCAGTGTAGACGGAACATTATATCCTGCACTAAGTTTAGAAGTACTTCGTGTTGTTGCAGGCGATCCTAGTTTTCAAATTAAGTTAAATGAACTAGGCGTAGAAAAAATGCGTATCCCTCAGTTTGGCCCAGTTACCACAGACAGTTTAGGCCGTGTGTGGATTGATTGGAGCCAAAAGTCAAAGAGTGTAAGTTTAGCAGAACTTCCAAAAAGTTTTAACGGTGCTGTGGTATTTGTAAGTCCAACCGCAGCAGGTATTAGTAATCCGGTTCCTACAGCACTAGGACCAGTACACCCACATGAACTACAAGCAGCAGTAGTAGGCACTATGTTCAATGGTGTAAACATTCAGCGTGCTGATTGGTCTGATCTTGCAGAAGTAGGAGCATTGCTAGTGTTAGGCCTAATTATTATTTTACTATCAAGGTGGATATATGTTGGTCTTTTCACAACTGTTGTTGGGATCGCTGCCAGTGTTGGTGGCTCTTATTGGTTGTTTATTAACTACAACATGCTCACAGACGCAACGGCAACTGCTATTGGTCTTGTTCTTGTTGCCTTGCACGTTTATGGCGTTAAGTTTGTAAGTGAGTTCTTACAGAAGCAACAGATTAAGAAACAGTTTGGCACATACCTAAGCCCAGACCTAGTAGCACAGCTACAGCGTCAGCCAGAGTTACTAAAGCTAGGTGGCACTGAGCAAGAACTAAGTATCATGTTCACAGACGTCCGTGGTTTCACTACAATCTCAGAACACTATGGCAAAGATGTTCAGGGCTTGACAAGCATCATGAACCGTTATATGACTGCTATGACTAAAGCTATCCTAGAGAACAAGGGTACGCTAGACAAATATATCGGTGACGCACAGATGGCTTTCTGGAACGCACCAGTGAACAACTCACAACATGCTAAGGATGCTGTTCGTACAGCATTCCAAATGTTAAAATCTCTAAAGGAATTTAATGATGAAATTAAAGCAGAAGGCGTACCAGCTTTTGGAATGGGCCTCGGTATTAATACTGATACTGTGGTTGTTGGTAATATGGGTAGCGATCAGCGTTTTGACTATACCTGTTTGGGCGACGGCGTTAACCTTGCTAGCCGCCTCGAAGGTCAAAGCAAACCTTACGGAGTTAAAATTATTATCGGACCCAAGACTGCTGACGCGGTTTTGGATACATACCAAGTAGTTGAGCTTGATTTAATTGCTGTTAAGGGTAAAACTGAACCAGCAAAGATTTTTACAGTATTAGAAGAATTTAATAAACAAGACGAAAAAACACATAATCAATTCTTGCAAGAATACCGCGCAGGTAATTGGAATACAGCACAGAAAATAGCTACAGACATGAGACACAGTTGGAAGGGCGAATTAGCACATTATTATGATGCTATGATTGATCGTATTTTAGAATACAAGAAAAGTCCTCCCAAGAACTGGGACGGCATTTACAGAGCCACATCAAAATGATCACACTGGAAACTAACAGTAGCGGAACTAGATTTGCTGTAGTAGCAAACGATAGATTATTGGTTTCAACAACTAATTATCTACATGCTTTAGAAGTTTACGAGCGGGCAAAAAACAATGATTTGTCTTTTGCAGAAACATTATTTGTTCCGTTTAATCCTCAGGACGCCAAGATCTTAGTGTAATAAAAGTATTTTTGTAGTGTCGAAAATCTTTTATTAATTGTCTTGCATGAAATAGTTCAAGCGGTATGCTATCGGTGTAATTTATCATAGGTAGATAATATCTGCTGACTATTTTTTCTAATCTTTTAATATCTATGCTTAATGCATCAACGATTTTATTGTTGTACTCTAGATCTTGAAGTAACGATAATAACCATACATGATATTCACTTTCAATATTATATGTTCGTGTTAATTCTCTAACTTCATAAAAAAGTGCTTTAACTGGATTTATACTAGGTCTGTATTTTGTTAGTACTGAAGGAAATTTAAAATCGCTAGATTCAGTCTCTAGCTGATTCATTGTGCTAACATAATCTTTTCTCAGCGCAATTTTTAAACTATCTAAATTATTTTGTATTTTTCTTTCGTAGTCTTTAATAAGTGCGTTGGCAATTTTCTGATATCTAGGATTTAGTTTTTCGTAGTATTCTTGTTTAATATCATCGATAGAATATGCCCCTTCGAGCAAGTCAAACGGCAGCGTTTTTGTTTTATGATATTTTTCTAGTTCTTGCTGAATTCGCAGCAGAACAAAATCAACGATGTCATCCATTACAATATTTATTCTGTATGGATTTTTAGGATAGTTTGTAGTTTATCTGTTCCGCCGTTTTTGTTCAGTGTAAGCCTAGCACCGTTGTGCAACGGCTGCGGCCAAACACCAATATCAACCCATGCATAGCCTGCACTTTCTCCGTTTAGTTGTGGAATAAATTCTTTATCTATTACAGCAACAAAACTGTAATAATAAAATTTTTTATCCTTGCTTTGATAAACGTCAATAGGGTTGAGCTTTGTTAATTCTGGCACAAAGCCAATTTCTTCAGTGAGTTCTCGCTGAATACACTCGTAGGGAGTTTCGCCCTTCTCAATTATACCACCCCAAAAGCCCCAAGTATTCTTAAAGCGTTTGTCTGAGTTGCGTAATTGGAGTAAGCAACGTCCTGTATCTTTAGCTAAAAAAACTACGCCAGCAGCAACAGTCATTACAGTACAAGTCTCCAGTATCCAGGATTGTATTCACCTTCGTAACTACTTATCCATGAACTACCGGTCCACTTGTATTGTTTTGATGTATAATCGTTGGTTATGTAATGCACAGTAGTAACATTTGCTGAATTAAATGCAACTTGCCACGCTGAGCCATTATATTGAATAATGTCGTTTTCTTTTGCAGCTATGCCCCAAGCAGGATATCCTGTAGGGTGAAGTTCTTCTGTTATTAGATATCGTTGTCCTAGCACGGCAGCAGGTAATCCTGCACCTGGAGACGCTGTTCTAGGGTCAATGATACGGTCTACATCAGTAAGTGTGTCGCTGGGTAATGTATCAGGGTCTAAATTAAAAATAAGTGCAGTTTCGTCTGTTGGGTTAGCAGTAACTGATCCAATAACAAAATTATCCTCGCTATCAGTATCGTTGCTGATATTTAATTTTAGCAAACTAGTTGCTGACAAAATACCTTGCATTTCAATTAAATCTGCCCATGGTTTTCTTATACCGGCCAAATCAACTAAAAATACACTTGAACCTGAAACTTGAACTCTATAATTGTTTGGCGTAATAACAACTTCAGCAGTATCAGGAATTGAACCAAAGAAGTCATTGTATTGAGAATCAAAACCGAGCTCGCCAATACTACCAGTAGTACTATGCACATCTGCAATAATTTGTTGAATAATAGTTTGACGCTTAACTTTAGCTGGCGGACTAATCCAAATAGGTACACTAAATGTTAATGTTGAAATGTCTAGAGATTCGTCAACGCCCGCTGGAATACTACGACTGCTCCAATTAATGTCAGTCATTTCTACTTCAAACACACTGGTCCAGTCTAGTGGATTATCATTGCTTTGTAATTGAATACTTGGATTAAAAATTACAAATAACTGCTCTAGTAACTGCAATTTAGTATCAGTATTAGTAGTCCATATGTCAACTTGAATGGTCATGTTATATGGAACAGGCATATATCGTTGTGTAGTATACAAGTTTCCTTGATCACTACCATAGGTGCCCATGTCATTATTGTATGCCCTTTCAGCAACCTGTCTTGTATCAACTAAGAATGGTTCAGCAGTTCTATCTCGGGCAGGCTGTATACTCTGAATACTAATAGTGATCATTGGTGCGTTATTCATCGCATTTTCACTATTGTTTCTTAAAATACTAGCAACCATACGACTCATGTCACCGTAACGAGCAGGTACACGATTATACTTAATACCGTTACGAGTATTTTCTTTTACTTTAAAATGAGAAAAGATACGGATAATCTGAATCAGATATCGCTTTATTTGTTCATCATACCAATAATCTAAGTTTTTGCCTGCCATATGTGTCCTTAGTTATCTGTCTTTGGTTTAATGACTTTACTGAGATTAGTTTTTTCAGGCTCACTTAAACCGTTTGAATCAATTCTATAATTGTCGTTGTTAATGAATGTGCTGAGCACACGATTAGCCGCAGCCCACTCTCTACGATTATCGTCACCGACGCGAATCCATCTATTTCCCGATTTCTGGAATAGTCTATTTGGACTAAAATCTGTACGCAGGAAATAATCGCCATCGCTAATACCAATTATTGGGAAACTTTCACCGCTACCAGCAATAGGTACTCCGTTTACAGGAACGCCAGTGTCACCCGCAAAGTCAAAGCCTATAGTTGGCTTATCTGGTACTTCGGGGTCAAAATATAAATGTCCAGTTCTTCTCCATTGTGGGTCATATGGAACATCTCGTTCAGCTTGTGCAAGTATAGCGTCGTTGATAGCAATTTCGCTTTCGTATTTGCTAACAAGATTACGCAAGTCCTCTTCGTTTTCACCAGTACCAAGTATATCTCTGTATTCTTGGCTGTCGCTGATTGGACCGCACTTGACACGCCATAAATGTGGCCACCAGCGCGGATCAAAGCCTTCGCTGGGTCTAGCACCATCTTGAACTACATAAAATCTATTAATAGCACCTTCTGCACCTAATAGAAGATCATCTCGCAAGTGAGGTAATTCAATAACATCACCGGGCATCAGTTTACGACCCAATGACTCTACCATACTTTCAATATGGAACGTTAGAAAAACAGTATCGTTGGCTAAAAATAAGCCAAACTGTGTTAAATCATAACTATCGTTATCTTGTATATTGTATTGCCCGCGCAGCTCGTAAATGTTTGTATCATATTTGCGATCTCTGTTTTCTAAGAACAGCAAATCTTGAATGAAAACCTGATCATTAACGGTGTTGCCCGCAGGTGGTCTAGTAGGATCAGCGGAATTAGCATTTACAGTATCATGTATACCTAAATATTTGTGAACATGTACACCTGTACCACCAGCATATAGGTGTTCACCTACAATTCTGTCGATGAATTTGTAGTCGTTGGTCTTAATAGGATTCCACAGGCTTATTTTGGGCATAATACTATTTATCAGAACTTCTAGAACATCATTCTACCAAACGATAAGTATTAGATAATCAGTCTAAAAGGCCCTATGCATAGTTTAATTAAGGGCGCCCGCCCTATAAAAAGCAGCCAAATAAGAGATCACTATAATCGCTTTGAGTATAGTGATGTGTCCCTTGCTGACTATACCGAGATATGGCGAGAATGGCTAACTTACACTGATTTAAAAACCTTAGATGGTTTAGAGCATTTTAAATACGCAGATTATACGCAAGGCACTAGTCAAACGTTTGACAATTTTGTACTAAAACACGGAAAAGAAAAAACAATTTTTGCCATGCGTGGCGACTTTCAGTATCACGCATGTATATCTAAGTTTTCTGATTTTGACTATATTGATGGCGACTTTAAAACATCTAAGTTTTTTGGCTTAGGTTTAGCGGCTGTTATAGTTAGCGCACCGTTCAGCGATTATGGTTGTATGCATCCAGAATTTGAAAAACTTATGGAAATGTGCGATTTTTATAAAGCGCCAGTTTGCTTAGATCTAGCGTATTGGGGCATATCAAAAAACATTCATATTGACTTAAACAAATATCCTATGATAACAGAAGTTACATGTAGTTTAAGCAAGCCATTTTATTCATTAGAAAATCACCGTGTGGGTGTTAGATTTACTCGAGAATATACTGATGATGGTATTAGTATGATCAATGAAGTAAACATGCAAAACAACTACAGTATGAGTTTAGGTGCGTATTTTATGAAAAATTTTAGTCCAGATTGGAACTGGGATACATTCGGACAACAGTATGAAGATGTATGTAATGATCAAGGATTAGTTTATACTGATACAGTAATTTTTGGTCTAGGTGACGAAGCACGTCATAAAAGTTTTAATCGAGGCGTTTTTAATAATTATCGGGTCTGTGTCAGCGAATTTTTAGGAGATATAAATTGATTGTAAATTCACATAATGATTGGGATCCACTTGAGGAAATTATTGTTGGTCATGCACACCATAGTCGTATCGCAACAGATATAAGTGCCCGAAGTTTTAGCTATGCTAATCATCCTGCAGAAAAAGTTATTCCGTTAGAAGGAACATATCCACAATGGGTAATTGATGAAGCAAACGAAGATGCAGATGGTTTAGCTGACACACTTACTAAGATGGGCGTAAAAGTTCATCGTCCTAAGATTATTGATTGGGATAATATTAATTACGACATTGGGCAAGGATGGAATACCAAAGGTTGGTATAGCTGGTGTCCTCGCGACTTAATTCTTCCATTAGGCGATATGCTTATTGAAACACCCACACCAGTTCGCGCAAGATATTTTGAAACAAGATTATACGAAGACATTCTCTATCAAGCCTTTGAAGATGGTGCGTTATGGGTACAAGTACCAAAACCAAAACTACATGATAATATGTATCAGTTTGAAGATCTGAGTAAAGCTACGTTGATGGATCACGAGATCTGCTTCGATGCTCCTAATATTGTTCGTGTAGGCCGCGACTTACTGTATCAGGTCAGTAACAGCGGCAACATGAAGGGATTTAAGTGGCTCAAGCGTTTCTTAGAACCATTGGGTTATAGATTACATTACAGTGAGCTTTACAGCTTTGCACACTTTGACAGTACTATTGTACCATTGCGTCCTGGTTTAGTGTTGTTGAACAGTACACGAGTTACACCAGACAACTGTCCAGAGATCTTTAAGAAGTGGGATAAAATTTGGTTTGATGATTGTGTTGTGCAGGGAAGCAAACTAGCTGAGCAGGGTTACATTGCTCCTTGCAGTCCATACATTGGTATGAATATTCTCAGCGTTAACGAGAACACAATTATCTGCGATAGCGCACAAGAACCTCTTATGCGTGAACTAGACAAGCACGGCATTGATAGTGTGCCAGTTCGTTTCCGTCATAGTATGACACTAAGCGGCGGCATCCACTGTGCCACACTTGACCTACGCCGTAAGGGTACATTAGAGGATTATTGCAACTAATGAATAACTTAGGTTTTATAAACATAGATTTCGTTACGAATGAGATGCTTTATACCTTGAAGTTTACTGAGCATAATCATGTAAATTATTCGGGCGGATACTGGGACGAAATAGGCACTCCAGTGCCGGATTATCCATTTGATGGCCCATGGGTTTATCAGATGTTTAATAATGATTGTCCAAACTGGGCGCACGATATTAAAAATATGTTTAGTGATAAACTTATATACTCGATGGTTGCAATTAACTTGTTAAAGCCCGGTCGATTTATTCCTCCGCACCGAGACAAGTTTGTTAGATTATTAGCAGATGCAAAAAAGAATGATTTGAATACAGAGAACCTTGTTCCAGTAAGAATAAATATTTTTTTACAGAATCACATACCGGGACACTTTTTTGAAATGAATAATTCTGTTTTTACAAATTATCAAAAAGGAAACTATAGTATCATACATAAAAATGTAATTCATTCTGTTGCTAACATAAGTCAATATAATAGATATACAATGCAAATAACAGGCTTTGCGAGGGAAGATTTAATATGAAAATTTTTATGACAGGCAGTTCAGGATTTATAGGTCAGCACCTTTCTGAAAGATTATCAGGACACGAATTACACTTTTTAGCTTGCGACCTTCGAGACCATCTTTCGGTTGTGTCTCAGGTTAAGTCAGTACAACCTGATATTATTATCCATCTTGCTGCCCGTACAGAAGTAGAGCAGAGTTTTTACGAGCAGAATGTATTCAGCGATGTTAACTATGTTGGTACTGTTAATTTAATTGAAGCAGCAAAGCATGTACCTAATTTAAAAAACTTTATTTTTGCTAGCACCATGGAAGTATATGGATGGCAACCAATCAGTGATTTAATTCGCGACGGCAAGGAAGATCCAAGCAACATACCTGCATTTGATGAAACTACATTACCAAACCCGAATGCACCATATGCAGTAGCAAAGTATGCCTGTGAAAAGTATCTAGAGTATGCACATCGCAGTTATGGTTTACCGTTTACTGCTATTCGTCAAACAAACAGTTACGGTCGCAAAGACAACAATTTCTTTGTAACAGAACAAATCATTTATCAAATGTTAACTAATTCACATGAGGTAAATTTAGGTTATGCAGAACCTTACAGAAATTTTATTTTCATCGATGATTTATTAGATGCTTGGGTAGCAATAGTTGAAAATCCTGAAAAGTGTAATAACAGTATTTTTTGTTTAGGCCCAAATGCACCTATTAAGATTAGACACTTTGCTGAAAAGATTGCAGATAAGCTCAATTGGTCCGGTCGTATTAACTGGGACACAAAACCAAAACGACCTGGGGAAATTTATCTGTTAAATAGTACTAACAAAAAAATTACTAACGCACTAGGTTGGGAACCAAAAATAGATTTAGATACTGGGTTGGATTTGACAATCGACATTTGGAAGAAAAATTTAGGGAGAAAATAAGATGAATGTTGCATTTGTGCAACCAAACTTCCAAACTGGCCCACGGCATCTAAATGCATTTTATTTGCCCTACACCGTGGGTATCCTTTGGTCATATGCTAGTCAGTATTCTCACATTAGCGAAAACTTTTCTGTAAAACATTGGATATTTAGAAGAGATCCAGTTGATCAGGTTGTTGCTCAATTATCAGAGTGCGAGATTGTATTTTTTAGTCTGTATGTTTGGAACAGAGAATATTGTTTCAAAATAGCTAAAAAACTAAAAGAACTAAATCCTAAAGTTTATACTGTATTTGGCGGCCCTGATTTGCCTCATCGTAATAAGAATCTCTTTGACGAATTTCCTTTTATTGACGTTGCTGTTATTGGCGAAGGCGAACACATGGTCTATGAAATATTAGATCAATATTTGCAAGGTAAAAAGCCTGTTAGACACAGAGCCCATGCACCAAGAATTCGTGACCTAGAAATACCAAGCCCATACTTGACTGGTATATTTGATGAACTAATCGCTGCTCATCCAGACATCGAGTGGATGCCTACACTAGAGACTGACCGCGGTTGCCCGTATAAGTGTACGTTCTGCGATTGGGGCAGTCTAACATCTAGTAAAGTAGTTAAATTTGGATTAGAACGTGTATTTGCTGAATTGGAGTGGTTTAGCAAAATGAAAATGCCATTTCTTACAATGACTAATGCTAACTTTGGTATTTTTAAAGAGCGCGATATTCTAATAACTGATAAGATAGTTGAACTTTCTAGAGAAACAGGATACCCTAGCGGTCTCGGCGTAAGCTATGCTAAGAACAGTAATAAAGATGTCTTTGACATCGTTAGAAAGTTTCAAGAAGTTAACATACAAACTGGATTTATTTTAAGTCTACAAACTACTACTGATGAAGTTCTAGAAAATGTTAAGCGTACTAACATGAATATCAATGATGTTTCGGAAATAGCAAATTATGGCAGATCTTTGCAATTGCCAATCTTTACTGAAATCATTATGGGACTACCTGGCGAAACTTTAGAAAGCTGGAAACAGAATATTGAAAATATATTAGATGCTGGACTGCACAACGGCATTGATGCGTTTCTACTAAACATGATAGAAAACGCACCTATGGTAGATGATATTGAAAAGTATGATTTAAAAACGTTTGCTGCATACGATATGTTTTACGAAACATCAGATAGTTTAGAAGAATCTGATAGAGTTAATGAAACGATACAAGTTATCAAAAGTACTAGTACATTAACTGTAGAGGATTTGCTGGAAACAATCATCTACACATGGTTCGTTATTGGTTTTCATATACATGGTATATCTGATATTATTGCAATCTATTTAAGACGAGCAAAAAATGTATCCTATAAAGAATTTTATGATAAGTTAATTGATCAAGTACGAAAAGATCAAAACATAATTGAATGGGAAAATAAAATTCGGCATGCATATTTAGATTGGCATAATACTGGTATCTTTAAGTTAGACTTAATTGGTTTAAAGTTATCTAGTTGGCAAGTACCAAATTCTATGAGTTTAATCATGCATCAAACTGATACAGTTGATCACTATATTGATATAGTGAAAGAATTTGTAATCGAGAATTATGATATTGACCCGGACATTATTAGCGATTATGAGGTATTATCAAAAAACAGAATTAAGCAGTGGGGTCGTTATAATATAACACCTAAGCAGATTTGTACAAAAACAACACTATTTGACTACACTCAAAACCTGTGTTATAATGTTACAAATGAACAACAACAGTATTTGATTGCAGATAGGTATAACCAATTCCCTACAGAGCTGTCGCAACATATTGATTATGTTATATACGGCCGCCGAAAAATGTGGGTTTTAAATGTGGTTGACAAACTCTAAATTCCTGCTATACTGTATTTGTATTTGAAATTCAGGAGTAACTTGTGGCTAGAGCTAAAGCACCTAGAAAGTTATCTGTTAACGGGTTTTCGGAACCCGAATGGCGTTTGGTCCAGCTGGACATGAAGCCCATTAGGATTAACGGAATCGAAAAAGATTATAATCGTTTGCTGTGGGAGGCTGACTCCTATGTGCATTCAGAGGTAGATGATAAAAAGAAGGCAGCATCTTTTATCAAATATTGTGAAAAGAATTTTGATAAAAAAAGTGCAGCCGCACTGAAGCGCCTACCTGAGTATAACTTTATTACAGTTGGTAAGATGGCTTACTTGCTGGAAAAAGGTGTAGCACTACCTGAACAGCGTATTGCTAAACTTAAAGAGTGCTATGAAGGCTTTCTAGTACAGGCTGCTAATTTAGAAAAGAAGAAAGCAGATGTTGAGGCTGTTAAGCCCAAGGCAGTTATTACTGTTAGTATTCAGCAGCGTATGAGGGAACAGGTTAGCGATCTATGCGCTCACTGGGATTATTTGTTAGACGAACTTTGTCGTAAGCGTCTCGATATTTCTACATTTGATCCTTATAGCCAGATGCAAAGTTATAAGGATAATATGATTAAGGCAGCACATGCTAAGATCATTAAGGAAATGTACGAAGCACAACATTCTGAGGCAAGAGAAGTTGTAGCATGGAAAGACGAGCAGATCAAGGAAGGCTATGCCTATATGACTCCTAAGATGCGTAAGGAGTTCCTTGAATTTTACGAAAAGATTGCTATTGCCTGCGACACCTTTATCAATACAGGTAAGGCTGTACGCAAGACTAGAAAGAAAAAGCCTGTTAGCAAGGAAAAGGCAATTGGCAAGCTCAAATATAAGCAGAGTGAGCCAAGTTTGGGATTAGCTAGTATCAATCCAATGAACATTCTAGATGCTCAGGTACTTTGGGTATATAACACAAAGAACCGTAAATTGGGTGTATATGTTGCTGAAGAACATCATAACCTTCAAGTTAAGGGTACAACAATCTTAGGCTTTAACGCAAAGCAGAGTGTACAAAAAACGCTACGCAAACCCGAATTGCTTAAGGGCGCCGATAAGCTGGCTCGAACTAAGTTTCAAAAGCTCTTTGAGGGGCTGAATGCGGTTGAAACCGAGATGAATGGGCGAATTAACGAGCATACCCTGCTAATTAAGGTGTTCTAAAGATAAATAGTAGTATGGCAAATACTATCGGATACAGTAGCAGGGAAGACCTAATTAAGAGCTTGAAAAATCGCTTAGGCGATGGTATGGTTGATGTTGAGCTTGATCGCGAACATTACGATACTGCTATCGATATAGCTCTAGGCAAGTATAGACAACTAAGCAGCGGCTCAGTTGAAGAAAGCGTTATCTTTATTCAAACTCAGGGCGGCATAACAGAATATACTCTTCCCGATGAAGTTATTGAAGTGCGTCGACTGTATCGTAGAGGTATCGGTACAAACAGTGGCGGCGGCACAAACTTTGATCCTTTTGACGTAGCATTTAACAACATGTATATGCTACAAGCAGGTCAGATTGGTGGACTTGCTGTGTTTGATGCGTTTGCTCAGTACAAAGAAACAATTGGTCGTGTGTTTGGTAGCGAGTATAACTTCCTTTGGAATCGTAACACAAAGGTTCTAAAAATTCTTCGTAATGTTAATCACGAAGAAGAAGTTGCAATCGGTGTTTATAACTTTATTCCTGAAACTATTTTGCTCGGCGACATTTATGCTAGCCAGTGGTTAGCATCTTACTCTCTAGCACATTGTAAATTAATGTTAGGCGAGGCTCGCAGCAAGTATGCTAGCGGCTTACCGGGCGCCGGCGGTGCTATTCAGCTCAACGGTGCTGACCTCAAAGCAGAAGGCAAAGCAGAAATTGATGAGTTGTTGGTAGCTCTTCATAATATGGAAGAAGGTAATAGTCCTTTGGGCTTTATTATAGGTTAATAATGATTATTGGATTAGTTGGTTTCATTGGCAGTGGTAAGGATACTGTTGCTAGTAGGTTTATTTCGTACGGCTGTGTTAAAGATAGTTTTGCAGCACCACTTAAAGATGCGTGTGCAGCTATTTTTGGCTGGCGCCGCGAGCTACTTGAAGGCGATACAGTAGAAAGCAGAGAGTTTCGGGAAACACCAGATATGTTCTGGGCTCGCAAACTAGGTATTGATAATTTTACTCCACGTCTTGCACTTCAACTAGTTGGCACAGACGTTCTTCGTAATCACTTTCATCAAGACATTTGGCTATCAAGTTTAGAGTATAGATTTAGGATCAAAAATAACGACCAAAATGTTGTTATCAGCGATGCTAGATTTAGAAATGAACTTGAGCTTATTAAGAGCTTAAACGGAATCATCGTTTGGGTTCAACGCGGTGAATTGCCACAATGGTTTGATGACGCTGTTAAGGCTAACGAAGGCAATGCTATTGCTCGCAAAATAATGCAAACTCGTTGGCGCGATGTTCACGAAAGTGAATGGAATTGGGCAGGCTTTCCGGTTGATTATGTAATTAATAATAACGGTAGCATGGAAGATCTAGACAAACTTGTAAATGATCTTCAACGTAATTTGTTTAAGACTCACCTTAGCGTGATCTGAGGCTATTTAGCTTTTTTTGTTATTTTTAAATCTTGCTTCTCCTAATAATACCGGTTTAGGTGTGTTTTGCATAAATATATGCATCAAAACCAACCTTTTATGGGAGAACAAGAATGGCAAGAACATTAGTATCACCAGGCGTAAGTGTAAGCGTAACTGACGAAAGTTTCTACGCTCCAGCTGGTACTGGTACAGTTCCGCTAATAGTCATCGCAACAGCTCAAGACAAGAGCTCACCTGATGGCAGCGGAACAGCAGCATACACTACAGCCGCAGAAGCAGCTAACGTCAAGTTGATTACAAGTCAGCGTGACCTATTAACAAATTACGGCAACCCAATTTTCAAATCTTCGGGCGGCACAGCACTACATGGTCATGAATTAAACGAATATGGCCTACTAGCGGCATACAGTTTCCTAGGTATTGCAAATCGTGCATATATCCTTCGCGCAGATATTGATCTAGATCAGTTAGCCGCAAGCTCAGTTGCACCATCAGGCGATCCAGCAGACGGCACTTATTGGTTAGACTCATCTTCAACAATTTGGGGTCTAAAGCGTTGGAGTGGTACTGCATGGGTACGCCAGACAGTTAAAATACCAGCAGTTGCAGATTTAGCAGCAGGTAACGTTCCTAAAACAGCATATGGTGTTAACGGTGATTATGCTGTAGTTTACTTTACAACAACAGGCGCAACTGCACCAACAATTAAATTCTATCATAAGATTGGCGGTCAGTGGTATCACATTGGTTCAACTGCATGGGACTCAGCATCAAGCGCCGATTTCCAAGAAGCTAGTTATTTAGATCTTCCAGGAACTCGCAGCGGCGGCGGCAGTTTGGTTGCCGGCGACCTAATGCTACAAAAAGAACCACAAAATAATGGTACAACATTAAGCGTTAAAGTATATGATTCAGCTTCCGGACAATTTACTGCTGAAGACGTTGTAATTAGAGACCTTTCATATCAGGCTCTAACCGCTTACAACATGAATCCACCTACAGGTGCTTTATGGGCAGATACCGTAACAGGTGAAGCAACATTAAGATTGAAGCGTTGGAACGGCGAAGGTACTGTTACCGCTACACCAACTTCAGCAGCCGCTGCTAATGCGGTTGTACTAGCTAACCATGCTAACAAGATATCACTAGCATTTACATTTGGTGATGGTACACCAGTTAATGTTACATTTACAAGCGGTAACGTTAATGCTACAGTTGACGATATGGTTACTGATATCAATAATGCTATTAGCGGTGCTAATGCTACACTTTCAAGAACCAGTACTGCAATTGCAGCTAATGTTAGCGGTTTACTAACAATTACTAATACTAGCGGTTTTGATATCGTACTCAGCGCAGGTAACGTTGCAGGTTTTGATCCAACAGATCTAAACTTCCTCACCGACTTGCCATATTCAAACTGGGAATCGTTAAGCTATGAAGTTAGTGCATCTGAATTAACAGGTGATACTGCTAACGGAACTTTATGGTACGACGACAATATTACTCCTGAAAACATCGACTTATTATATAATAATGCCGGTACTTGGACAACATTTAATGTTGACATTCAGGTAACACCAACAGAACCAACTACACGATCAAACGGAGTATCTGCATTGACCGGTGATGAAGTTTGGATTGACAGTAGCGACTTAGAAAACTTCCCAAAGATTTATATTTGGGATGGCGGCGCCGATGAATGGGTCCTTGTTGACAACACTGATCAGGTAACTGATATGGGTGTAGTTTTTGCTGATTTCCGTGCAGATGCAAACAGTCCAATTGACGCAGATGCTCCATCAGCAGCTGAATATCCAAATCTAATTTTAGGTTGGAATACTCGTGCTAGTGGCGGTAACGTCAAGCAGTGGGTAGTTGGCCATACACATGAAGGTGTATTGGTTGGCGACCGTTGGGTAAATTACAGTGGCAATAAGAGCAACGGTGCTCCTCATATGCTACGCAAAGCACAACGTCGCGCAGTTGTAAAACAAATGCAGGCTGCTATTACTAGCAACACTGACATTCGTAACGAAGTAAATCGTTTCAATCTAATTGCAGCACCTGGATATCCAGAGCTACTAGATGAAATGATTAGCTTGAATGTGGATCGTAAGGAAACAGCATTTATTGTTGCTGATGCTCCTCTACGTTTAGCAGCAAGTTCAACAGCAACTCAAGCATGGGCAACTAACTCAAATAATGCAGAAGAAAATGGTGAAGACGGTCTAGTAAGCAGCAATGCTTATGCGGCAGTATATTATCCACATGGCTTAACAACAAACCTAGACGGTACAAACGTTGTTGTTCCAGCAAGTCACATTGCACTACGCACACTTGCTTATAACGATAATGTTGCTTTCCCATGGTTCGCACCAGCTGGCTTCCAGCGCGGTATTGTAACTAATGCAACAGGCTTAGGTTACATTAATTCTGCAACAGCAGAGTTTGTAAGCGTTGCACTAAGCGAAGGTCAAAGAGATAGCTTGTATATCAACAAGCTCAACCCAATCAGCAACTTCCCAGGAAGAGGTATTGCTGTGTTTGGTCAGAAGACTCTAAACCCAAGCGCAAGTGCATTGGATCGTATTAACGTAGCACGTCTAGTTGTTTACATTCGTGAACGCTTAGACGATATCGTTAAGCCATTCTTGTTTGAGCCAAACGATGAAGTTACACGTCAGAACGCCAAGGTAGTAGTTGACCGTTTCCTAGGTCAGCTAGTAACACAGCGTGGCTTGTTTGACTTCCTAACAGTTTGTGATACAACAAACAACACACCTGCAAGAATTGACCGCAATGAACTACACATTGATGTTGCCATTCAGCCAATTAAGGCAGTTGAGTTTATCTATATTCCAATTCGTATCCAGAACACACTTGGTACAACTGGTTAATAGATTTCACAATAGTGAAACAGGAAAAGGGGCAGAAATGCCCCTTTTCTTTTGGAATTAAAACAAGAGTTTATGATTTTTGAAATAATATGATAAATATCTACATACAAAACTTATTTAAGTTTTAACTTTTTACAGTTCGTAGGAGAACAAGATGGCAAATATCAACACATCGGAAACCAAGAGTAAGTTTGGTGTTCCAATTACCGGTACAAGTGGTTCAGGCATTTTGATGCCTAAGCTAAAGTATCGTTTCCGTGTTAGCTTTTTAGGTGGTTTCGGTGGTGAAGCTGAATCAAGAGTTTTAACACAAAACGTTCAGAACGTTACCCGTCCTAAGATTACATATGAAGAAGTAACACTTGATAGTTACAACTCAAAGGCATATGTACAAGGCAAGCACTCATGGGAACAGGTAACTGTTGTGCTACGTGATGATATCAGCAACAGCGTAACAAAGATGGTAGGTTCTCAAGTACAGCGTCAGGTAAATCACTTCCAGCAAACAACCGCTGCCGCAGGTTCAGACTATAAGTTTGACATGCAGATTGAAGTGCTTGACGGTGTTAACGCTGGCGCAAGTGAAGTTTGGTTCTTAGAAGGTTGCTTCTTAACAAACGTTGACTATAGCGATGCTGATTACAGCGCAAACGATCCTGTACAGATTACTCTACAGGTTCGCTTTGATAACGCAACACACTATCAGGGTGATAATGATGTTAACGGTCGTGTAACAGCAGGTAATCCATTCCCTGAAGCAGTAGCATTTAACGAACCTGGTACAGGCGTTTAATAGGTTAGAGGAAAAAGTATAGCGGAGTCTCGTCATGGGTTTATTTGATAAACTAGGCATAGGATCAGGACGATCATTTTATGCCCGAGACTTCCGCAATGCCTATCACCTAAGACCTGATAATAATCCTCCTCGACAAAAGTTTCAAGGCTATGTAAACTTTGTTCTTAATAGATCATTGTTTGCTAGCCTTTTTGGATCAGTTGATAATAATGTTTTTAGAACACAAATTAGTAGTTTAGTTCGCAAGGCATCTTTGCCAGACATTACATTTAAAACTGAAACTAAAAATTCATATAATCGTAAAAAAATAATTCAAACAGGCGTCGACTATTCTCCTGTCTCGCTTACTGTTATGGATACAGTGGGTAATGAGTGGCTATCATTGATAATGAAATATTATGCATACCACTTTATGAATGTCAGAAATAAGACATTAAGAAATGATAGAGACCCAGTAAAACCTGCAAGTACTAGCACACTAATATCTAACTCAGCATTTGGTGGCTTTGCCGGCGCAATGAAGCAAGCAACCGGCGAACCAAATTTTGATCAAGAAACTACATTTGACAGTAATGCCTATGGTTATAACGTTAACCAAGATCCAAACTTCTTTGAAAGAGTTGATTTTATATTATACCATGCAAACAAAGGTGTTCAGTATAGTATTATAAATCCTACACTAAAGTCAATAAAAATGGGTGACATTGACTACTCATCTAGTGATATATTTGAATATGAATTAGAATTTGATTATGAGAATTTTGTACCTTATAGTGTAACTAACTTTGTTTTAAACGATGCCGATGTGCAACGATTTGAGCAAGCGTATAAATTTATTGGCCCAGCATTCGAAGAAGGCCGCAAACCAATTGCAATTGGAACCACTGCTTCACCGTCCAATAAAGACGGCAGCGTCAGTACATTAGACTTTTTAGGTATACCAAATGGCGCAGCAACAGGAACGGCACAACCTCGAGCAGGTCAGCCTAAACCAGTTCAACCGGCACAGGCCGGAAGCCCACCACCCGCAGGCCAGCAGCCACAATCTGCACCACAATCGCAACCTGCCGCTAAAGATGCAGCAGGCGCAGCAGGCAAAGATGCATCCGCAACAGCCGCCGCAACAGTACCTGGTCTCATTCAAGGCGAGAAGAAAGCCAAGTTGCCTGATGTATACGGTGATTCAGCTAAGTTTGCATCTGCAATAGGTAAAACTAAGAAAGCAAGTTTCTTAGAAAATCTAGTAGGCAATGCAGCAGGAGCAGCATTAGGCGCAGCAATAAGCGGCAAAAACATTAAAAATGCTGTAGTTGGGTCAGTGATAGGTACTGGTGTTAGTGCAATCTCAAATAATGCAAACAGTAGATCTAGGCCGGCAGCAAATAGAGGACAGACACCTCCGCCTGCTACTGAAAAGCCTAATCAGACACCATAAGGATAACATATGGCTATTACTAGTAGTTCACAAAATATTAATGGCTCATCCTCAATGTTTGAGACCTTTGGTAATGAA